TCTTTATATTTAGACATTTTATTTAACAAGTTACGTCCATTACAGTATTTAATCCAACCTATATAGCTACATATTTTTTGCTTATATGTATCTTTATCTAGGTTCTATTTTTTATTTAACTTGTTTATCTTTTTGCAGAATCTCTTTTTTATACGCTTTCTTAATAGCGTATGAGTATGAAATACTCTATATCCTACAAAATCTATACCTCTCGAATCTACCTTAAATATCTACCAATTATCCTTAAAGTTTAACTTTAATTTATTATTAAGATAATCCTGTATGTCATAGAATAAATCTCGTAACTACTACTTATCTCCACCTAATATTACAATATCATCTGCATATCTAAAGTAGTATCTAACTTTCTTTTGTTCTTTAATCCAGTGATCTAAATAAGTAAGATATAAATTAGCAAAGAACTAGGATAAGTAATTACCAATAGGTACTCCCTAAGCTGATTCTATTATTTCATCTAGCAGACTTAATAGTCTTTTGTCTTTTATTTTTTTCCTTATTATTGTTTTTAATATATCGTGATCTATAGAAGGATAGAACTTTCTGATATCTAACTTTAAACAGTATTGCGTATTTACTTCATCTTTTAAAGCAAATTTAACATCTTTTAAAGCTTTGTGTATACCGCGCTTTCTAATACAACTATAAGTTCCTTTTACAAATGCAGATACCCATATAGGCTCCATTATATTCATAATTGCGTGATGTACAATTCTGTCAGGATAGTATGGTAGCTTAAATATTTCTCTTTCTTTTGGTTCATATATTTTGAAAACATAATATTCAGAAGTTTCATATTCCCCATTTATTAGTTTTCTCTGTAGATCTAAAAGTAACTTGTCTTTGTTCTTATCAAATAACATTACTTCAGGTCTATGTGATTTCTATCTTCTAGCTCTTTTATCAGCCTCATATAAGTTATCTAAACTTACTATTTTATCAAATAAATTATTGTATCTTTTCATCTGAAATCCTATTTCGAGTTTTCACAAAGTTACTAACACGAAGATTTTAATTAGTCATTTTTTACCTAGTGGTAAAGTCTCCTCTAACAGTTTTTTCATCTTATTATTCAGATATGTTTTGTTAAGGTTTCAGTGTACTGACATTGGCATTAGCATTGCTAAGTGTATTGTTAGAATTCAAATTGAGTAAACTGGAATTCGTACTATTACTAGTGTTACTGCTTAATGACAGAGGACAACTTTATCTATATTTAAATTACGGTATATAGATTAACCGAGTACCGACATTGGCATCAGCATCGCCAAGCGTACGGTGAGAAGACAAATAGAGCAAACCGGAATACGTACCAGCACCAGTGCGACCGCCTACAAATAAGGTTCTATTTGAAGTGCTATTATTAGTATAGTTATAATCACACCAGTATGTAGTAGCACTTCCTCCATATGCCTCATCAATTGGTGGAAACAAATCAAATGATTCATTATAGATGAGTCTCTTCTTATAACCTTCATTAGTTACAGTACTACATTGTAAGTTATAATCTGAAATGTTAGTCGAACCAAATTTGCTTACATCGGTAGTAACATAAACATCATTTTTCGTAGAAGTTGCATTATAATGTATAAGTATGTCTATACAATTTTTCCATACATGACCAAATGGATTCTCTATTCCTCTATAAGTAGGAACACTATAAGTCTTCTGAGTAACAACTCCCTCTGCATCACTGCTATCAACAGTAACTGAAGTAACTCCTGTAGAATTACCGTGTTCATCAGTACTACCACAGGGTATGAAGCTATATTTATTTACTCCATTCACTTGTATACTACCGGTAGTAACACCATCTCCTAGACCTCCCTGATGATAACCTTCTGCGGTTAATTCAGCATTAAATGCTTTTTGAGAATTAGTACAAGCATATTCTACTAAATATAGTATAATAAGTACCTTGTGTGCATTATAGGTATATATATTCCAATTGGTACTACCGGCCTTATTAGCCCTAGCTCTTTGTTGCATTGTGGTTCTTGCAATATTAACCGAAGGAATAATATTATCACCTTTAATAGACTTATATACATCTTCAACATTAGATGCTTCGTATGCTGAAATATAGAACTTCTCTACGTGCTCTACTCCAGGTATCATGGGATCTGCAGGATACAAATTTAAATATACGGTATTGTCATCCTTCATACACTTATACCAAAACTCAGGTATTTCTACCATAGTATTTAAAGTCATATCTCTATCAGAACCATCTTCATATTTAGTTCTATCGTCTGCTTTAAGATATTTAACCACACCATCGGCAGTAAGTGTACATGATTTCATTTTAGATTGAATCGGTAATTCTTTATGCCAAGGCATATAACCAATTCTAGTCAAAGTAGTACTTTGAGGTTCTATAGGGAAACTAACCCCATAATAATTAGTAAATACGTTAGCGTTTCCTAAACGGACAGCTACAATATTTTTATCTCCAAGTTCCATAATTATTCGTAAATTAAGTATAATGTTTTAGAATTTTTATTAGGTAATGAGTTATATTCTGCTTGAGTCATAGTAACTATATTGTTAACAACCTCTGATGATATACAATTAGTTAAATCTACAGTTTCTGATAATTTATCCCATTCTGCTGGATCAGCATTAATGCATACGTAATTAGCCCCTGTATCGTCCACGTTGTATACATCTCCGACTACAGATACCTCAGGTAAAGAATCAAAGTCTGCTACAGTACCTTTCACTCTATATACAGATGCTACCTTAGCGTCTACCTATTCCTTATTATAGGTATCAGACTTATCTGCTTTGTTATCGATCTTCTCTTCTAGTTGTTCTATTACTTCTGTGTCTCCACTGATAGGAGCCCAACCAGAATTCTTATAAACTTTAATTACAGCACCTGTTGGATCTTCTTTTAGATCAATCCAGTAATTTACTTCCTTAGGATCTGGAGCTGTAACACTAGCTTTAAAATTTATGTTTTCTTTCATTGTATATGTTATTTACTTAAGTTTATGATTAACTTATCTGGATATCCAACAGTATAGTCATAATTGTTAATTTGTTCTTTACTGTTTAGTTTTTTAATGTTGGCTATATGTTGTTGAGTAGTATTATAACATTCAGATGCATATAACTCTATACTATCCATTATACTGTTAAATTGATTTAATGGTATGATAGTCTTATTATTATTGTACCATACAGTTATATCTGCTTCCCCGTTAGCTTTTTTGATATTGGCTAATTCTCTTATAGATAATCTCTCCGTTTTATTAAGCCAAATGGAAGTTCCATCAATAATTACTGAATTAATAATATCTGATTTGTCATACCGCTCTATATTCTATATAGTTATCTTCTTTACTTCGTCTATAGTAGCTACGTAATCTACAGCTACAGGATACCCACTTTCATTTTCAGATATTAATTTACCTTGAGATTGAGCAAATAATAATTCCTACCAATATTCTTCTGTTATTTCTACCGCTCCGTCTATCGGTTCACAATAAAAACCTTGTTTCCAGTATATTTTATTACTTATATTCTTCATATTATCTTTTCCATTTACCTATTGCTATATAACTTACAGGTTGTGTAGTATATGCTGCCGAAGTACTCATATCTGCTTCTGTCGCTCTATACGTGAAACTAGACGCGTAAACCTATGTAACTACTGCACTATACATATTACGATAAGTACTATTATTGGTTTTGAACGAAACCATCACAGTCCACGGAACACTATAAAAACCAATAGGAAACGTTACAGGTTTTAACTCCGAAGAAGCACTAGGCGTGTGTGTACCCCAACATATCTATAGTCCGTTTATAAATCTCTAATATCCATCAGTATTAAATCTACTGCTTTCGTTCCAATTTTTCATACTAACGACAGCCTGATCATTAGTAGTAAATCCGTCACCAGCGTAGTCTTCGACATTAAATACTTCAGATATACAATTTCCTTGATCGTCTATAATGGAAGCATATACCGCAACTCCATCAGACAAACCTCCGCTGTCTAAATCAGAGTTTGCTATAACCATTGGAAATGTACCGTAATCACCCTAAGGGTTACCATAATATAAGAATTGATACTCGTTTAAATCTCCATCATTATTTATTTTTTTTAGTATGGCAACATCTGCACTATTAAGAGTGACATAAGTACTTCTATCTGTCTTAAATAAATCATTAGTAGTAAATATTGCTACTTTACTATTAGCAGGATCACCTTTAGGTCCTTGAGCTCCTGTGTCACCCTTGGATCCAGTTGCACCTCTAGAAGGTTTACCAGTATCAGTATCCCCTAAATACCAGTTACCATTAGAACCAATAGTTGGTGTTATACCGTTCTCTCCCGGATCCCCTTTATCGCCCTTAGGTCCCGATGCAGATGCTGGTATATTAATTGTTTTAGCTGCAGATCCATCCCAAGTTCCTGTTATAGCTCCAGTAAATGTCAATGCATATGGAGTTGGTAGTTTATCAGATGACGTAACTAATTTCTTCCACGAATTCCAACCGCTATCGGATAACGAACTTCTAAAGTATAAATTGTCTACATTACCGTGTGATAAAGCTATTTGCAAAGAATTATTATTACTACTACCTGGCAATGATGCAGTATTATCAGTTATCTAAAGTATATTACCTTTTTCTCCTGTTATTGGTAACTGTCCAGTGTTGTCTCTATTATAATACCCAAAAAATGAACCGGTTACTTGATCTATGTTATTAGGAGCTAAAAAACGAGTGAAATCAAATACTGATTTAGTAACTCCAGAACCTGTTAATAACTAATTACCATCTGAACCAGATACTACATAACCAGTTGCCCATAATCTAGATGAAGAGTCTCTCTATGCTACAGAATTAGCAACAGAAGATGAAGAGAATGTAGGTTTATTAGTTATATTACTCCAAGTTAAATCATCATAATAGGCTAAAGCTTTCCATTCTGCATCTGCTAGTGTTCTAGTAACTCCATTGAAATCACTCCTAACATACATTCTTACTTTCAATAAAGTACTCTATCTTAAATCTGGAATATAAAACTGAGTAACACTAGTACCACTAGTAAAGCTCAAGAACTACCCATAGTCGTATGCTCCAGTTCCTAAATCATCTGCGTTAGTATATCCTATAGCTTCTATGTAACACGTATCTGCGTAATTTTTGCTTACGTTACCAACACTTTTTGCATATCTATTAGAGTCTTTACCATCAAGTAATTGAGCATTAAGATTAGTAACCAAATTAGTATTAGTCATAGTACCACCAGATAAACTAAGTTTACCAGATAATCCACTATTCAATTCTGTCTTAGTAGCTAACGCACTAGTATCAGGTATAGTAGGTTTATTAGTTAAATCATTATAGTTACCAGAGAATTCAATAATCTCAGACCATGCAGCATTTCTTCTACCATATTTTTTATTATCCTTTGGTGCTTCACCTACTTCTCCAGCTCCTGCTGTAATTTCAATGTTACCAGATCCAACTAAAGATTCCCCATTAACCGTCTTTATGTTAGTACCACTTATAAGTGTGTTTTGTTTCTATGAATTTAGTGCGTATATTTGACCTACTAGGTTATTCTCTACCTCTGTAGCTCTAGCAGTTTCTGCTTCTATTGATCCTATCAACTGCTAATTAGATTCTTCAAACTCTGATCTAACAGAATTAATAGCTGCAGCTACACCTATTAATTTTACTCCATTAGGGCCTACAGTTAAATATGAATCTGATGTAGAGTCTATAACTACATTAAATTTGTTAGATGCAGCAAGTTGTAACCCATCTCCAGCAGTATATACATCTACTAAATCCCCTATGTTTACTCTTACTACAGAATCTCCATCTTCTGCTACAAAAGTGAATACTAAACTAGTAGTATTCGCATCATATACAACTTCTTTAAGAAATCTATCTTTAGGTATACTAATTTCTCCAGCATTAACAGAATCTACCATTAATGTGTAATGCAAGCTATTCTACTAATCCTAGATCAGTTCTACTGATGCTACTTTACTATTTTGTAGATTAGTTATTAAAGTGTCTTGTGCGTCATTACGATTCTTCTCAGTAGTAATTTTATTAGTATTAGCATTTTCTGCATTAGTAGCTCTGGTAATTTCATCAGTAACCCTTTGCCCTAAAGTATTATCTGCGGCTTTGTATGCAGCCTCAACTTCATCTATTCTATCAGAAAGACCACTATCACTACCAATTGATTCTTTCAATTCTGTAATAGATTCTTTAACATAACTATCTAAGGAATATACAGAACCAATTATTTGATTCTCTGCAGTTTGTGCTCTACTTATTTCTGTATTAATAGCATCAGCATTCTTTGACTCAGCAGCTTTAGCTCTATCTGATTCATCTTTAATAGCTTTAGCATTAGTCTCTTCAGCCTATTTAGCTCTAGCTATTTCATTATTTATTTTTTCAAGATTATCTGCTTCTGCCTGTTGAGCTCTTGCTGTTTCTGCAGACACACTATTCTATATGTCTCTTTCTGCTTGAGTAGCTCTAGCAATCTCTTCATCGAGTTCTGTTTTTAAGCTATTCGTACTCTGGTTAATATCAGATTGGTACTTCTATAAATCTTTGTCCCAAGTTTGATCGGTATTGACTATCTTAGGATCTGTAGTATCATTAACCAGGGTACCATATATTTTAATGTTTGCCATAATATATTTTATTCTTATCCAATTGTAAAATCAAACGTTCCAGCATTAAGCTACCCACTTGTACGATAACATTTGTATGTACCCTTGCTATCTACAGTTACTGAAATAGGATTTTCCATGGGAACTCCAAATCCAGAAGATGTTACTTTAGATATATTAAAATTAGATGGTACACATAACCACACATAATCACCTTGATTTACATTCATAGAATATGTTCCATTTGGTGAACTCTTGATAGGCTACTTAGTAAAGCCTGTTATATCTGTAGAAGTTAAACTGGTTTTTGGAGAATGACCAAAAAACATAGGGTAGTATGCACGAACCGTTGCAGTAGCTGATTTTTGTACTTCGTTACTTATTATATCTACTTTATAGATAACACTATCATTAGTAGTATCAAGATTATCTGTAATGCCATTAAGATTATCTATTGGAGTATCGTGTATAATTACGGAATCTCTTTTAAGAGTTACACTCTATGGAATAAAAGGTTCATTGTTAAATAAGAATCTACCAGCCATTTTAATAGAAGTAGAAACTCCTTTTTCGATTATAGTGGGAGAAACTGAAAATCCTGAAATTACTGTAAATTGATTATACAGTACTTCCCATACTTCTTCGTGTCTACCATCTGCAATCTATTCATCTAGAACCTTAATATTATTTATTAAGTCTTTAGAATTACTAAGATAATTAGTATCTGATAGATCTGGTAGATTTCCATCACCAGTAATACCTATAATTCTATTGGTATTTGATAATTGTGCTCTGGTTGCGTAAGTATTCTAAGCCTCTTCTTTAGTAAGATATGGAGACAAATCTATAGGGGCTTGATATTCTCCCATCAATTCCCAATGATTATTCACATATATGTACTCTTTCCATATATTACCTTCCTCTCCGTTTTCATCTAATACCAAATATATTTTAGTAGGATCAATATCTTCAGTAGGTAATTCAAGTACTACCTTATATAAAGTTAAGTCTACTATACAAGATATTACATTATCAGATATATTGATACCAGCACCGGCTACTAGCTTATCTTGTTTACCTTGTTTTAATGACTCTATATCTTGATCTACAATAGCTATTTGACCCTCAATAATCTTAACCTTCTCATCTACACGTTCTTCGTATGATTCTAATTGCTATTGTACATATTTTTTAATTTTCTCTTCAAATTCTGGCAGTGTACCTTCTAATACTCGAAGAGTTTCCCAATACCCTTCCGCATTCCAAGATTTAATACTACCTCCTAGAGGATCAGTAGCCAGATCTACCCAATACATTACTTCATCTGGATTTGGCTAAATATCTGTTGCTCTAAAGTTTACAAACCTTACCATATTTTATTAATTTTCAATAGGAATACTCCATTCTTCTGTGCTTAGTAACTCTTTTAATTGTTCTCCACTTTTCCCATCGGATACCCATACACCTACTATGGATTGTTTAATACTAGAATCTAAACTAGGCTTACCTTCTATATTACCTATTTTCCATTCTCCTAATACTATGTTACCTTCTAATGTATATTGATTTATACGAACCCAAGATTCAGAAAATTCTGTAAAATCTATATTATCTGTGTTCTTAAACTGTTTTATCTTATGTATATCTCCGTTGGCAATTATCTTTACTTCTATTGTTCCGGAATACTTGGCAGGTTCAATGGTAACATCTTTCTATTCCACTAACTAACCATTCAGATTTGGAAATACGTAATAAGCCTGTGGATTAATAAATATGGGATTATATAAAATTGTTTTCATCTGTATCCACCTCTGTGTTACTTAATAGTAATAGTAATTTCTTCTCCGTTTTCTACTGCTTCTTGCATCTTAGCATATAATGCTTTAAATGTTACAGTACTTTCCGTTACTTTACCAACTACGTTATTTTTTCCTACCAATAAACATCCATCTGTATCCGCCTCTGTGTTACCTATATGAATTAAAATACCATTGAAACCAGGTACATCTAATAATCTAGGTAATTTCCCGTTACAGAATTTATATTGTTTATATTTACTAAATTTAGGAGACACAACATCTAAAGTAACTTTATATGTACCAGTAGGTATCGCAGTCTTACCATATACTTTAATCTTCTATATATCCTCTAGCGGAGTATCTTGTGTAAGTCCTCTATCTGTATCTTCAAGAACATTGCAGAATTTAACGCCATCTATATACATATTACTTATAGTATATGTACTTCTTTTAGCTATTCTTTCTGATATTATACGCATAACTTCAATGATAATATTATACCTACTTGGATTGCTTGACCAATAATACCACCTATCATAGTAGCTATCCAGTCTAACCAATCCCATTTACCACCGTGTTGTTTATCTTTAAACTCCATACCTGTAGCCAAACCGGCTACAAATAATATAGTGAACAGAGCACCTGGTAGTATTGCATACTTCAGGTGCTTCATTCTATTACTTTCTTTTAACCATTTAATTTGCATATCTTGTAGTTCTAGGTTGAGCATCATATACTATACTACCAAGTAAATCTGCAGCAAGATTCATTCCAAATTGTTTATCATCGTTATCAATTTCGTTTACTCTTACTATTACATATTGTAACATAGTATATATTGCTTCTAACAATTCCCTATCACTGTATTCACTCAGCTTGTTGGTCATTGTTTTCAGAATTTATAATTTTATCTAACATAGGTATTACAGATTCTTGAACTATGGCTAAGAAGCCGTTAGATACTACACCTTTTATAGAAATTGCAGCATCTTTGTCAAGTTCTACTTCACCATTGTCATAAATGTCCTTAGCTAGTTCTAATCCTTCTTTACTTATAGCAGATCTATAAAGAATTTTACCTAACTCTTTTGACATATCTATATTCTCTTCATTACCCTCAATATCTCTAATAACTATATTTTTAAAATCTATTTTCATAATTTACATATTTAGTTAATAATAATACTGAACGTTAATTTGAGCAACAGGTCCTGCAATAATTACAGTCTTTACAATTTATTATGTTACACACTTTAACTAACTTTAAAGGTATATCTTTATCTATCTGTCTATTAATTCCACAGATCATAGATTCTAGCATCTATCTATCTTGAACAAATTCTACTTTAGTAAGTAGAAACTATAACTCATTAGAGCATATAGCAGATACTACGTCTCTGTTATTATACTTTACAGAGTATAATAGTTTATTATTTACGTAATTATTTAGATCATTCATAATTATATTTGTTTCTAGAAATCAGACCCATTTTCAACCATCCAAGCAGGGCAATTAAATGGAACAACGGTACCACCAGACATTACATATCCAGAAGCCATGTTGGTGTATTTAAGCTATACAAACTTATTAGGAGTTAATGTTATTATACTTAAACTTAATGAACCGTTATATAGGAATTTACCTACTCCTCCAGGTAAATCACTCTGAGAGTTTTCAGTTACTATTCTCAGTGCGTAGTTGCCAGTACCAGTAGTAGAAGTATAAAATATATATAATGACATACCTTCATAAGCATCATTAAAAGGTAACGATATGGTATAATCAGTAGCTCCAATATCATCTATTACCATTAGCTGTTTATTAGATGTAATATTAGGTCTATATACTGATGTGCTACCAGTTAACTATGAGTAGTATAACTTATCATATTCCTCAGCACTTCTCATTCTTATTACTCCTTTATTCATATCTACCTATCCAGTGACAGCATTTACCATGAAATTAGGAATAAATACATTACTTATATAAAATTCAAACGATACGCTTAAAGATCCAGTACCAAACTGTGCTATCTCTATAGATGTAGTATAGTCTCCTCCACTGCCAGCTTCACTAGCCGGTAAAGTATATTCTACTGTAGAACTAGTTATAGGTATTTGTATGTACTCTAGATTACCATTCTTAATATATTTATATTGTAATTGTACAGTTGCCGAAGGATAAGTTTTTACTCCTTTAACTTTTATTTTAAATTCAGGTGTCTATTTAGTAGTACTAACTATATTTGTATTAACTCCCCACATCATAGATACAACAGCATTACGTACAGTTACTTTATATGTCTCTATTGATACTTCATCTACCCAGTTGGAATCTGAGGGCATGGTGAAATGGTTAGTGAAATTAACTGTGTTATTAGTAAAATTCTAATAATCACTAGTAGCATTTCCTCCACCATCAACTCCTTCTTGGCTAAACATGTAATCTCCATTGAATATAAATTTACCCATGCTGCCACCATCCGCAATTAATATTTTAGTGAACAAGGCTTCGTATTTATCCATTAAGATCCATGTAGCATTACTGCCATTGGTGTTCCAATCTTGTTCTGGAGTCTTTCCAATGCTAGTACCTAACCAATTACCGTTTTTGTTCATCACATAGTACTCATCGTTAAAGAATACGTATGGCGCCTTTTCATCAGTACAGGTATATGTCTTACTATCACTATAAGTACCTACTGGATATATTATCCTACCTTTATTACCATCAGCTCCTACCCACTTAGTCCATTCATAGACTTCATAATCTGTACTTTCTACAGGACTGGTCTTATTATATGCTATACCAATATATTTAGTATATCTATTAGGTGCGTCATATATGTCAGCGTCAGAAGTAGGTTCGTTATCTGAATATTTTATCCAAGTGTATAATGTTGCTCCCGGTTCTCCGTCCTACCCTGTTTCACCACTTATTCTTACAGGAGTACTCCAACCAGATTCCAATGCATCATTAGGAGTTATAACAGCCATTATCATCCATAGCGTTTCTATACTCTCATCCACAGAAGGTACTGTAGTATTCCATCCTGCCGGATTACGGACCTGCTGAGGAGTACCAGGAGAATAACCTGTAGTCACAGCTTTGAATCTAAATTCAGTATACTTACCGTCTTGAGCTACTCCATCTTTACCATTTAATGGAACTACCTCTCCCCAAACATGAACACTATTGGTTTCTCCGTATACTAAACCTATACATTGCCACCATTGCCCAGTAGAAGAATCTGGAAAGTCAACCCAACCGTCTAACCCTCCAGGTTGAGGAACTCTAAAAGTAGGTTTATCTGGTTTAGTATTTGACTACTTATATACGTAAGTCTTCCAATTTGGAACGGTTCCAGGTTGTCCGTCTTCACCATCCTTACCATCTCTAATTACGTATATAGTTTCTGTATCTACTGTCACTCTATTGCCTGATCTCTCATCGTATAAAGTAAATGTCACCTGAGCTGTAATAGAACTACTAGCTACTACACTACCTATTGAGTAGTTGGCCTCACCCCCATTATCTACTCTGTATGTGAACTTATATCCAGTTGGAGTAGTATTTAAAGTTTTAACAGTATCACCTTCTTTTAATTGAAGATCACACCAAACGGAGTTTACTTCATTGCTATCATCTTTAAATCTATGAATAGCGTTTACTGAAGGTAATAAAGAATATACTTTTGCATTCTCTCCATCTGCACCCGGTCTTATCTTATTTATAGTGAATATTACATCTCTAATATATTGAGTACCGTCATTAGAAGCTTTGACATTTACAGGAATTCTTATAACATCCCCAGTAGTAGAAGATATGCTTGTTACTGTAATTACTCCTGTTGATGCATTTGCACTAGCAGTTATTCCTTCTACAGATCCTACAGCCAAACTATCTAGTACTAACTTAGTAGTACCATAATACATGCTTACTGTAGTAGTTAACGGTAATCCAGAAATTACATTACCTTTAGAATCACAAGCAACAGACTACATATCATTATCAAAGTCTGTTACTAATCCTCCTACACCATCAACACCATCCTTACCATCACTTATTTTGAATACAGTTTCTTTATCTACTAGAGTTTCTCCACTAGTAAGTAGGAATGTTACTTTTTTATCTATAGAAGTAACAGATAAATTCTAATCTATAGTATAGTTTTCTGCTAAGTCTTCGTCTATTACGTATTTAAATTGGAATCCGGAAGGAACAGAAGTGAGCATAGTAGTAACTTTTCCTTGGGTCTTCTTAATCCCACAGCTGATAAACTTAACATCAGCTACTCCTTTTTTGTCCACATGCATAGCATCTACAGAAGGCACTAAAGAATATAATATTGCATCTTGACCATCTGCTCCTGGTTTAATTTTATTAATAGTAAGATAAGTAGTTCTTTCTATTAACTCATTGTTCCATATGCATGAAGCGTCAATAGGTATACGAATGTTAGTAGGAGCTGAAGGAGTTATAGTACTTACTGTTATTATACCAGTCTTTCTATCTGCTGTAGCTGTAATTCCATCTACTTGACGTACACTTAAAGAACTAAGATTCAGTTCGGTAGTACCATAATACATAGTCAATTTGGTAGTAACCGGCAATCCAGATATTACAGCCCCTAAATTATCTGTAGCTACCGATTGAACTTCATTGTCCAAGTCTAATACGATACTACCTAGTCCATCTAAACCATCTTTGCCGTATTTAGCCCATAGTGAAGGTCCTGTATAAGCTCTCCATCGTCCTCCTCTAAACTTTCTTTGACATACCCATTCATACTATAGTTCTTTAGTAACTCCTTGTGGGTTATCAGTCCAACCATCTCCTGGTATATATTCAATACCTTCGAAGTCTCCAGTTTCTTGATATGCGTCTGAATTAGTATTATTTGGAGTAGGATTATCAGGATCATTATTCGTAGCAGTTCTATAGAATATATATTGAACTCCATCTCCGTCCTATCCGTTCTCTCCCCACTTAGACCATAATGCTGGTGTACTAAATCCTCCCCATTTATTGTCTTTTTTACTTCTGGTACTAACCCATTCTGCTTTTAATATAGGTGTTACTCCCTTAGGATTATCTGTCCAATTAAGAGGAATAAAATCATCTACATCTTCTCCTACAGGAGTTTCAGGAGCGTCACCTACTCCTGAATCAGTTGTACGAGTATAAATAAATTCTACTGAATTACCATCAGTTCCAGCTGCACCGTCTTGCCCAGATATCTTTATAGGTTCTGACCATTCTCCTTGTATGTTAGGATTAGATGTAAACACTTTATTGGACATCCACACAGGTGGAATTAATTCTTCGTCATTACTAGACCAACCTTCTGGATATACTATAATATTAGTGTCAGCATCCCATTCTCCTCCTACTGGTTTTTCTGGTTTTTCTACACTAGATTTATATGCGAACACCGTGTTATAAGTATCTCCAGGTTCTCCCTATCCAGGTTCACCTTGTGGCCCTTGTTCACCAGTTATTCTTATTGGACCCTACCATTCCTTGACTAACTCATTGTTCTCATCTATAAGAGCATTGATCATCCACATAAACTCACCTGGAGCTAATGTAGGTGGAGTATCTTCCCAACCAACGGGGTTTCTACTAGTTTTATTTAATGCCGGTATTATATTTATGGATACACTCTTAGAATATTTGAAATCCATATAGGTATTAGTTTTACCGTCTTCAGCTGTACACTATACAGGGTCAGACCAAGTGGCTACAGTATTTGTACTACCATCTACTAAACCCATAGACATCCACCATTTACCTTCAGCGCTAGGACCATCAAACCAACCGTCAATACCAGATACTCCAGGAGTAGGGGTAACAAAAGTAGGTTTAGATGGCTGCAATTCTGCTTGCTTAAACACCCATGTATTCCAATTTGGTTTCACAGATTGCCCTGGTTTTCCATCAACTCCATCTTTACCAGGAGGCCCTTGTTCTCCTTGAGGACCTTGGAAGCCTCTTTCCCCTCTTAAACCTTGTGCACCCTATGGACCTACAAATTTAGCCCACACGTAATCTAATGGATTATTACTTGGTTCTTCGGTTTCTTTATTGGAAGCAATACCAATATACTGCGAGTCTTCTTCCGGTTGATTGGTCATCTAGTCTCCATATTGAGAAGGAGAATATTTAATCCAAGTAAATTTGGTATACTCATTAGTAATATTAGGTGTAGAAAGATCTATCTTGTTATTATTTACTACTGCTATTAAACTATCCTTAACTGAATCGTAGTATATCTATCCGTCTTTATAGGTACCTGTAATATTTCCTTCTATATGTTCTGCTACGTCAATGCCCTATGGTAATATCATAGTATCATTTAATACTACGTCACCGTTTACGAACTTACCTCCTTCGAATAACAATATACTATTGTTTGGTATAGTGATAGTTTTACCTTGTAAATCAAATTCGTATTGAATTACATATATAGTATCACTACTATCAAAATCAGTTTGTAGCAGTATATTTTTGTTATTAACTATTCTTTTTCGTAGAATTTTTCTACCTAATCCACTATATTTGCTAGGATTATACTCTTTATCAGCAAATTTAAGACTAAGATCATCATCTACTTTTATATCCTCACCATCAGCATATACTACACTTATAGGTTGCCAATATGATTCGTTAGTCAAACTTATATTACTTGGTACTTCTTTTATAGATATGAAAGACCTATATTGTTCGTCATAGACTAAACATAATCTATCATATTCTTTAGAAGAATCATGCTTACCGTCACAAGTAAGAGTAACTTTACCTAATAATTTTGTGTATTCCATTCTAAAAAATTAATTTTGTATCTGGTTTAATAAAGTCTTTAACATCTGGTTCATCAAAAGTAATCTAGTTATCTTTTGGATCAACTTCTACATTAGGATAACTAGCATAATCTGATATTACTACGATGTTACCCTAGAAGTCTAGAGCAACATATAAGAACTATTTTAATTCATTACATGTGCACATAATATTTTTATAATTTACATACTCCGTTAATACATTTATTACAAGGAGTGCTAGCTACATTACTGTCTATATTAACGTCTAATAACTTACTTAATTCTAAGTAAAACTGCAAAGCCTCTTTATTATGAGAAGTAGCAATAGCCTATTCTAGAAGCTGTCTTTTAAAGACTATTAACATTATAGTTTGCATTTGTCTATCATCTAAACAGGTGCTACAATAATTGTGTAATACTCTTATTTCAGCATTATAAAGTATATTAGGATTATAGTACACTCCATCTGCATAGTCATTTGCGTATCTCTCTGTAGTACAAAACATTTTAATGTACTTAATATTAGTATCAAACTTAGATATAATATCTGATGTAGCAGATATCTCATATGCATACTATGTAGTTACTTCCTTCTCTTCTCCATCTCTTACGATTTCTTTCAGAGTGAACTCACAATTAGTGTAATTCAATACATAATCATGATTATCTGGACTATCACAGTAAATATTAGCGACATTTAAACATTCGTCAATATATAGAACTATGTCATTAGTATTTACTATAGATATAGTACTATATACTTCAAAAGTCATAGTATCGTTTTTAAAGTTTACATTAACTATTTTATTCATAATCATAAAATAAAAAAAAGTGGAGTGGGAAGGAATAATCCAACCCGCCCCACTTTCGTTTAGTAAAATGTTAATTATTAGGCAGCGATGAAATTTTCGATACCTTTTGCTACAATAGAAGTAGCAAAACCAGTTGAATGCTTAACATACAGTTCAGTAGTAAGCGGAGTGGTTTTGATGTATTGATTATCGTTACTCAAATACTTATTATCGTTTTCTACAGTAATGTAATCGTAAGTAGCATCTTGCTCTACCATTCTATCTTGTACTACTTCAGGATAAGCCCCAGTAAACACATGACCTTGGTAACCCATATAGCGCACCTCAGCATCACGTACTTGTTTCCAGTAACCTTTACCAGGATTACCAGGAGTTTTAACGATCGTAGCACCAGGAATAGCATCAGGCTGGTTACTCAAAATAGCACCAGGAATAGTAACATACAAACTAGCTTCCATATCTACTACAGAATATTCATTCAATGAATATACACCGTTATTGTCATCTTTTTCCATTGCAGTTAAAGTAATAACTGCAGCAGATGCAGACGCATTAACTCTACGGTTAGCATGTTTATTAATCTTTTTAACGATAGCAGCAGCTAAGTCAGCAGCAGTAGTGTTAGCAGCAAATACTTCATAAGTATGTGTAAACTGACCCGGAGCTTCATACATGTCTTTATATACTATTCTCAGTACATATCTGTGACCTGCAATGATAGTAGCATCGGTAAGAGTAATAACGATCTTGTCCTAAACCGGAGCTACATATTCTCCAATAACTGCACTTGGATTAGAATTCTTCTGAATTTCATTACCAAATTTAATATTAGCCTTATCAGCCACACTACCGTCAGGCATAGTAACTTTTACTTTATTCTGAGCTACACCTATATACAAAGAAGTAGCTTTAGCTGCATCAGCAGCTGTTTTGATAATAGCTCTATTCTGATCAAACAGAGCAACATCACCAGCAGTAAGTGCATCCGCAGTAGTATAAGCTGACGGAAGAGTTTTACCGATTAAAACGGTATTTACGTGTTGAATCATTTTAAAATTTATTTTTAGTTTAACATAAATGCGCGCTCATGTAAACTTAGTTCATGTTCTACTTTCCTTATTTCAGATTTCCACGTTCATGAACGCATTATTGTTCATCAGATTTCTCTGATCTTTGTGTTGAAGCAGCTTGTGCTATATACATATTTACAGCTGCATCTACAATTTCCTAATGAGTATGCTCAGGTAATTCTGTGTACTCTTTGGTTAAATTCTAACCTATATTTTTTGCAGACCTTAGAAAAGTGAGGGTATATTTGTGAATAGCATAATTACCGTCAGTATACAATACAATGTTGTTTTCTGTTTGCAATCTAACTGGTCTGGCCTAATTATGATGTAAGTGATATTCCGAAAGACTGTTTTCCAGTATTCGATCTACCGTTTCAATAGTGGCTTCAATGACATCTCTAGTTTTAGTTACTAAGTTAGGACATTTATTGTCAAGTATTTTAATCTAAACTTCTTCTCCTAAACTGAATAAATAGTTATTGGGATATTGTACTATCCATTTGTTATCCTGTACTTTAAAGTCTAAAGAATTATACGTATTTGTCTATACTAATGTACGTAACTTATCAGATAATTCTTGATTCTATTGGAATACTCTATATACCTGTTTTACGTATTCATCTTTAGCTTTATTGAGGTAGAAAAATATAGTATCTGAAGGTAACTTTATCTTTAAGTTATAACCAGGAACTATAGTACTCAACTACCTTTCAAATGCTATTTGCAATTCTCTTTCTGTCATAATTATTCAGATAATTGGTTTAACTATAATTTACTAGAGGTTCTTTGAGATTCAATATTTTCTAATGCTAACACTACAGCTCTATTTATTACTTCTGACATTACATCATCCGGTAAATCTAATTCACCGTCTAGATTAGTATAGTCAAATTGAGTAGGTTTCTTTATGTAAGTAATATTTACTGCATATTTATTGTTAGAGGGAGCATAAGCTGTCTGCTGCATTAATATTGGATCAACGTACAGTAACATTTTATTATCTTCCAATACTACTACTGGTACTTCTACCCAAGGTATATTATTATAAGTCTGTTTGAATAACAGTGCAGTATTATGATCAACAATCATGCAGTTGGCAAAATTATTGCCATACTTTAGCGTTACCGCCCATATCGTTACTCTATTTCCATCAGCATGTACATTATCTAATACAAATTCATTATATACATTCTTCTGCATTATTATATTTTCATCTGTACGTATGAGCTTATCTAATTCAGATATTCTCTGTAATGATCCTTCAAAACCTAACTTTAGTACGTTGTTGCCGCTTATTTTGTTGCTTATTACATCGTCCTAAGCCTAATTAAGAAATAAATCTATCTCCTAAGGTAGGAATGCAGGAGCTCCCCCAAAGGCAACTCCCTAAGCATTCTTATCTAGGATAACTTTAAACTAAATATGTGCAGTACGGTTATTCATTATTTAGACTTAATTTCATTTAAGATTGCCATCTTAATATCATTATTCTTCTTATCTTTCAAATAAGCTATTACATCTTCCAAACCGTTACCAATCAGATCTGTACCAAAGTAATATTGAGCCCTATTCTTTCTAATGATATTCTTTGCAATAGCTTCTTCAATTACAAAGTTTATTTCTTTGTTTGGGTTTTCTACCCATTTAAGTATATAAGATTTAGGATCTTTTTCAATCTGTTCTGTCAATTTAGCTTCAATAAGCTCATTAGACATGTTTTCAGATCTAATTCCATAAAGTCTTAAACACTTACGCATATCTTCAATGGACATCTTATCCATTTCTCTGTATGCTTCACGTTTGATCTTATTGATCTTATTAGCTTCTTCAGCTTCACTGTTCTTATTAATAATAACATAATCAGTAGCAGGTGTTATTTTGTTCAACCCATTTGCTACTCTCTTATGTCCTTTAAGGAACAGATATTTTAGTTCATCTTCAGGTTTATCAGTATCAAGTAACACATCCTTTTTGCCGATCTTAATGGCAAAAGTATCCCAATAGTTACTATTAGGTGCTAAATGACCTTCTGCAAAACCTAATTCTTTTTCTAATCTAGCTGCATCTTCTGCAGTTAAACCAGTATATAAATTACCAGATCTAGTCCAGTATGAGCTTACATAATCATAACATGTAGGCCATTTTGTAATCCCTGTCCAAGGATTTGATTTAATTATTCTAACGATTATTTCCATAATATTAAATATTAGATTGTTCAGTTAGTTGTTCTTTATATTTCCAGATATACTTAAGATTTCCTATAGAATGTGGAGTTCCTATATTTGCTTCTCCTTTTAGTTGCCTTTGAATAGTTCTTCTGTCACATCCAGTTTCTCTACTGGCTCCTATTATACTTGGATATTCTGCTATTAGTTCACCAGTATTAACATCATATTGACATACTACTTTAGACATCTTTTTTCCATTTTCTCTAGCTATTTCTAATTGCTTTCCCTCCAGTTTGGATCCTGTTAATTGTTTTATTCTAGCTCTGCGACATGCTTCTGATATTATATGTCCTCCTTTGTCTTTATTATATCCTTTTTCAGGGTTCATGACATCTAATTCAGCTATCCAAAATGCTTCTCTTTTGTCTCCTTCATATCTAGTACCATCTACTTCTTCTAATAAATCAATACTAAAATTAGCAGTACCATGTTCTCGCATAGCTTGATACAATAAACAATTTAAATCGTTAGGCCTTTCAGATTTAATAGCGTGACTCTTATGATCACTAAATCTTTTCTTAAGATCTCTAGATGTCTGTCCTATATAAATCTTATTATTAGTATTATCTGTTATTTTATAAATTCTTGTCATAGTAGTATAATTTTTTTAGTTTATACTACTATAACGTAAGAATTTAATTTATGTTGCGGTTAGTTGTTAACAATTTATTCAGCTTCCATTATGAGCTCGCCACATGCACGGGGATCTCTAAGCATAATACCCATTTCTCCAAGGAAGAATACAGTATAACCATCCTTACCATTAGATCTCAGAGTATTCTTAGAGTTTGCATAACCAGACGGAGCAACTGCACCACCAGTATACCAAGTAACAAACTCGCGATCTTTACGAACTACTTTTACGATGTTAGCTTCACCATCACGTCTACCAAGATCTAAGAATGTCATACGATATGATTCTAGAGGTTTCAACGTAACAGGATGTAATTGACGATTATAAGTAACATCATCATACAACGGGAAGTACTTCAGAGTCAATTCAATACCATTAGTCATTTTGTAAGTCTTAAACTGACCACCAAAAGTAAGATTATCGCCAGAACCTGTAACAAATACTGTGTCAATAAGATTCATGTTAACCATCTTTTCTTTCAGAATTCTATCAAATTCTCTCATACCCATCTCACCGGTCAATGCAACAAACTTACGTTCATTAGTACCAAGTACATTATATGACAGATCAAATAAGAAGTCTTCTAACAATTCTGCAGTAAGTCTAGTATAGTAACGTTTGTTAGACGGAGCAATCTGTTCCAACAAACCAGCACCCATAAATACAGGACGCCCGTTAGTACCTTTCAGATTACAAGTACCATCTTTGTTTACATTGTTCTTCATGTAAACCAACATTCTTTCACATCTCTTATACCACTCTCTCATAGCAACCCATTCTTGGTAGTCTGCCCACAGATAAGATTTCTTACCTGTCTTAGGATCCTGCAATGCAATAGCCATTACTGTAGAATAAGCTGAACCAGTAATATCATAATTGATACGAATTGTAGTTAAATAATTACGCATCTTAAATGCAGTATTATAGTTCAGGATATCACCTTCTTCACTATATTCTTCTACAGCAGAAGCTAGACGTGACACTTGGCAACCAGGTTTCAGGTATTCAGCAGGAATATAAGAAGTAGGCTGGCCGTCTGCAATATAACAGGTATAAACCCACAGATTACCATCTTGGTAAGGAGCACCTGCAACGCGTACTTGGAAGTCCTTGTTATCAAATTCCAATACAGCGGTAGGTCCGAACCAATTATCTTCTAACCACAACATGATTGGAGTATTACCCAAACCAGCTGTAGTTGTATCTGTGATGGCTGCGCCATTCCATTTAGCATCTCTAATTGTTACTGCTCTGTCAGCGTCAATCATTACATTCCACTCCCAACTAGGCTGATCAATGGTCATCACATTACCAAGACCACCAGTGAGCATATCCAAAGAAGTGTTGTAACCATTATCTTTAGTACCAAATACATAAGACAATACGGTAGCAACCTGATACGGATTCTATTGTGAAGCTGCTGAAATTTTAGCAGTATCAATCAGATCACTGAACCACTTGCCTTTGTACAAAACCAAATTGTTTAATATATTGTTATCCATATATTTTAGTTATTATTTTTAAATTTCCAAATAAAATTTTTTACTGTTTTATATCGTCCACTACATGCTCTAAGAATGTCTCTAGCATAAAACTATTTTAATCCTAAAGAGTATGCCGCTTCAGTAGCACTATCGTGTTCTCTTATGAATACTCCGTCAAGTGTAAATTGTAATACTGGAATACGTCTACTTAAAGTTTTCCTATATTTTCCAGTGCCATAATTAACATTATACTTAGCATCACACCATTCTAGATTATCTACACAGTTATTTAATTTGTCTTCATCTTTATGATTAACCTAATCATAATTATTTGGATTATTTAAAAACATCTATGCAACCAATCTGTGTATTCTATAACTTCTTTTTACTTTATCTTTATATAAGACTACAAAGTAATAACCTCCTCCTTCTATAGCTGGAACTAAAATTTTTTCTTTATACGTTACCTACCTACCATTTGGAAATCTTCTAGAAGGTGAATGAAACACAGTATGCTATAGAGACTTTACTCTACCAAGACTACTAATCTAGTAATCAGGATATCCTGGAATATCTTTCCAGACTTCTTTCTCTTTCATGAACTAATTTAATTAGTTATTATTAATCTACACGTAATTGTCGTGCAAAGGAACTCCATAAAGTAGTATCTTCATTAGAGATTTCCTGTTTTTTAGTCTTCCTACTTACTCCTGTTTTACTTAAACTGTTTTTGAATCTACTAATAGCATTATTAGAACCTTCACTTTTAGCAGCTTTTAACAACGTGTCTCCCTTCATAGTAAAGTAAGCAGACTCAAGTAAGTTCTTTACGCTCTTAGACCAATCTTTTTGAAATCTGGTCATACCGTCAGCGTCAGGTTTAAATATATACTCCAGTAATACCTTTTTATCTTTTTCAGGTATCTTAATACCGCGTATATTATCCATGCCTTTTATTTCGTTGACAACGTTCTAAAAGTATTCCTGTTGACGCTTCTGAGCCGCCTTAGCTTGGTTTTCTTGATCTTTCAATAGCTGTTGTTTCTTCTGTTCTCTTATCTCTTTCAAGGCTTCCAAGGCATCTTCAGCTTCATCCTCAAGTAAACCTGCATCCTCGTACTTAGTTAACTTTTTCTCTATTTGTTTGCTATTAAAACCTTTTTCCTTTAAGAATTCTTTCAATACAAGTTTTTGATTTGTTTCATCTTCTTCAATACTAATTTCTTCAAGATCAAGTTCGCCATCAATTTCGAAATAGTCTCTTAAATTACCACCATTCTTAACAAAATTATCCAGTGCCTCTACTTCTTCACTGGCATATTGAGGTACTGAATTCTCTTCAATTACTGATTGAAAATAGTCAACGAGCTCCTCAGGAGTAGAAGGAACTTCCTCTTCTTCATCGAGATCCCAGCCCATTTTTTCTGCCATTACTCCAAAGAATGCACTTACTGCATTAGTGTCATCATCAGTTTCTTCAGTCTTTGTACTTCCTTCGTCTTCTCTAGTTGAATAATCATCTTCTTCAACTTCTTTATCCTTCCCGGTTTTCTTTTTAACAGGCGTGTCCTACTCTTCATCCTCTTTAGTCGAATTATCATCTTTCTTGTCCTTTTTAGGATTACGCAATCCTTCTAGTTCTTCGTCAGTTAACTCTTCTGTTACAGCATCTTCATCTACCTTAGTATTATCTACCTCAATATCTTCGCCAGGTTGCTTGATTTCTGTTTTAGTAAATACATTAGCTCCTGGCATGAAATCTTCAAATATTTCAAAACCGTTTAATGTTTCTTTTTCCATAATTATATATAATTAGATTTATTTTTTCTTTCTTCCTTTGTGTTTCCATTTCTTAGCATTCTAAGCAAAGATAGCTCTCTTACGAGTCAATGGGTTCTTACTATGTGTAAGTTCTTCCGTACTTTTACCGGTACGTTTCTTTAAGGCATTAAACTTACCTCTATTCTTTTTCTTGATATGTATGCCACCATCCTTATACTTAGGAATTGGATATTCTGGCATTATCAGCGCCATGTCTTTTTGATATGAATTATCCATTATACTATAGTGTTATTATCATTATTATTTACTATAGGAATCATCTAAAAGTCCTTATTAAATAACTTAGGACTTCTATAAAGATTGAAAATTGCTTTAATGTTATTAAAGCTTTCTCTAGGAGCATCAATTATCTCCTTCTTCAAATTCTTATAGCTACCTGTGTAGTTTCCTCTATTTAGCTTACCTTTCTGATCCAAGTAATTCCTAAACTGATTCATGTAACTCTTGATTTCAGTACCCTGCAATATATTATTATACATATCTCTGGTCATATTAGGATACATAGTTTTAGCCTAATTGAATGGGACAAATTTGCTCTTATCTCCAAGTTTTCTTAAGAACTCATTATTCATACCAGTTGCACCATCTACCAAGTGACCCATTTCATGAAGCACTACACTATTTGGAATATCTTCTGGTACTTTGATCATGTCTCTATTGAAATATATTGTATTTCCTTCTGAAGGAGTAACTTGTGCTCCAATAGTGGGTCTCTCCATCTTTTTATACTTCGGTTCAGGAAGTTGGAAATACTCATCAATATCAACATATTTCTCTAACATGCTGTCATATACTTTCAGATAATCTGTACCATACTGATGATCCACAGCTTTTGCTCTTTCTCTAGCATATGGTTCCTGCATTAAATCGTATGTTCTATTACGTTGATCATTTATCTCTTCAACCAGGCTTAATGGCATGTCTGAATAACTTTTCTGCTCATGTAGAGCCTTATCTATAACATTCTATTTATAGTTAGGATCCACTTTAGGAATATAAGTACTCTTAGGTTTACTAATTTTCTTAGAAGATTTAACAGCAACTCCCCCAAATCTAGGCATAAAAGGAACTAGACCTAAAGCGGCTAATCCTGCATTTCCCCAATCTTTATTTCTTAAAGCTTCGTAAGTATCATATATAGATATGGCATCACCAATAGGAGTTACATTTGCAGCATCTTCAATATCTACCATCGGTTTCAAACCTCTAATGAACGGTTTACCAGTAAATCTATCAATCTCATCACTGCTATTGTCATAATAATCAGCCAACTGATCTTCCGTATACTTACGACCGTATCTATCTTTATATAATTTACCTTTATACAGTTAAGGCTATTCAGGAATTATTGGTTTATTATTGGGTGGTATTTCACCACCATCTGCGTACTTATAGATAGGATTCTCATTACCTTCCCATGTAGTAGTATACATAGTGCCGTTTTTAATCTATGGATAATAACCTAATTTGGCATCTTCTTGTAATCCTATCAGAAATGTAGGATGCCATGGCTTCTTAAGTATTTCTCCAGTTTCACTATCTCTAGTAGGTAGGTGATAAGACTTATCATCTTCATTCCATTCCGGTTCATATCCAAGCTCATAAGCTCTACGTAGATTATAATTACTCTCGTCCTATAAATTACTTGGTAATGAATTTTTCCAATCAAGGTAAGTTTTACCGGGATTCTACTCCCGGTACTACTTCAACTATTGCATTCTATTTCTAAATGCTTCTCTATCCATAACCTTATTTCTTTACAGGTTTCTTTCCGCCTTTCTTGCATCCCATAATTAATCCTCCTTATAACTTTTAATTTTACAATATTTCAACCAAGAATAGTGCTTCCTAGTCTCAGGGTAAGTGTAGTTATTTTCATTATTGTAAGCTTCCTCTTCAAAGCTAACATCATGATATATAACGTTCTATTTACTGAATAACCTAAATAATCTAATTATACAATATTCTGTTCCATACCATATATAATATGGCAACCATAACATTTCTTGCATCTATTTTAAATGAATTTTTTCATGATTATAGCTCTTAGCATTTATCTTAGAAGCATCCCTAGTAAATATTAAACCAAATAGGTTTATATATTTATAACCCTTAAAAGGTATCCATTTATTCTGTATCACTCTCATGTTACTTCTCTCCTGTTACTTTATTCTTCAACGCTGTTTTGGCTTTCAACTTCTCACGTTCCATTGCAGCATCGTCTTTCATCTTCTATAATTCTTTTTGAGATTCTAGTTTTTGTTTTTCTAGAGCTACTTTCTTCTCCTCTATCTCTCTCTTCAACTATTGTTCTCTTACTTTATTGTTGAATTCAAATTGTTTAGAAGCTTCATCAGATGCTTGTTTTCTTTCTGCTAATGCCTGAGCTGCAATTTCCATAGTATCTGGTATTCCATTTCCATTCTGGTCCATGTTCTCCGCACCTCTATAAGCGTTCAATTGAGCTACAGTAATCTTAGTTGCATTGTTAGAATCAATTTCATATTTCTTGAGATCCATTTCAGCTTCTTTAAGCATAAGTTCTTCTTCTTTAACCTCATTCTACATCTGCAACATCTATTGTTCACGTTCGGCTTGTGCTTGTTCCATAGCTTGTTGTTGTTCCATTCTCTTCTGTTCAATTTCTTCAAGCTTATTTTTGATCATAGTTACATTATCCATAGTAATGATCTCTGTGATATCAAGTAAGCTAGCTCCATTTTGCATAGCTGGTTGCATGAGGTTCTTAAGTGCGTCTATTTGTTGTTGATTTTTAGTAGTATCTTCAACAAATACATCATAATCTTCATAGAAGAAGCTGTCTGACAATGTTATAAAGGCCCTGGCGGCATCATCTAATATGTACTGTAGATTTGTCTTATTATCTTTCCAAGCCCACTTAGAAGTGTTTAAAAGCATACTAATGGCTTCTCTCTTTACTTGATTATGAGTCCAGAACCATGGTTCAGTAATATGAGCAGACTATACTACAGATCTTTCTACATTGCCTACCAATTCATTAGAGGATATACTACCTTCCCTTTGCTTACTTACTCCAGATATTTCAGATAACATAGATTCTATCTTATCCATTAACATAATATACTAATTAATAGTATTAGCCATAGTAAGATCCAATGCTGTAATCTGATTAAATTGTGCAGGCTTACCGCCTTCTCTACCGGGTATGTCCCAACCCTCTTCATACGGGTTAATAAAATTGACCCCTAGAGCTGACAAATAATGCATCCATTTGGATACATCTATATTCATAGACTTAGGTATCTGAGTAATATCCATATTCACTACTTTACCTTTATCTCTAGCCATCGCTAATTCTAGACGGTACCATAGTACAATATACATATACTGTAATGGCTTCATCATACTTACTAAAGATCTAGGTTTACTATTAGTATTATTATATATTACTCCAGTATATGGCAATCTCTAAGCATTGGGATTATCAGCAGATACGAATTGGTACTCTATAGGTTGCATACCGAAGTATAGATCTTCTCCAGCTCTATATCCTTCATATGTCTCTATAATCCATTTCCATTCTACATTTAACTCCATACCAGTAACGTTGTAAGTCTCATCTACTACATATTCTACAGGCTCTCCAGTTTCTGGATCAGTTATAGTAACGAAACCTATTTTCTTAAAACCTTGCCAACATGTATGCCATACGCTTATGTTACTCCCGTCCTCAAAAGGATTAGTACTAAAACCATTAATGGTGTGGGTTTTAATATGAGGATAATCTAATGAAGTTTTACGTACTTCAGGATTAACTCCTCCTTTTGCTGAGTCACTCATGAGATCTAGAAGCTCGTTTAATTGTTTTTCAGACAATTTATCATAATATCTATCGTATATGTCAGTAACAGATAGTTTCATTTCATAAACACACCACTGTGCATCATGAATAAATTCTAGATCTGATGTTTCAGTATCATAATCAAAATACAGAGGATTGATTCGTTCTAAACAAGGTTCTCCATTTAATATACCTACATAATAGATTTCTTCTCCTCCTATTAAGGCATCTTTCCAACCTTTGAAGAACTCATGAGTAATATTTAACTTATTCTTTAAATAATTTAGACTATGGTATGCAGTTATTTCGGCAATATCCTTATAGTCTTTACTCATATACTTTTGTATCTATTCTGGAGGCATAATCTCTCCAGACTCTAAAGCTTGTTGATATCTAGCTTGTTCTTCTGGCCCCAGTTTACTCATAATAGTAGCCTGAATATAGTCTATCAACATTTGTTTAGCTTTATCTTGCATTTCACTAGTAGCTATTTCACTAGTACGAACTACTCTGAAATTAAATGGTCTTTTAGTCTCTTCTCCAAGTAACAGGTCTATCTTGGGTTTGATTATATTATAATCCTAAGCCATAGCTGGAAACCCGTCCTATTGTTTAAATGGATTTGTAACATACTTTAAATCTTTTTCATTGTATATACTATTATACAAATCATAGTATGTCTACATCTCTTCTTTACGAGTTCTATTGTTACCATTTCTAGAACCACCTTGACTTTTACCAATTATATAGTCTACACAACTTTTCTTCCAGTCTTCTGTCTTTTTAGACATAGGTAGTTTCTATAGTGGAAATTGATTGATATTTTTCATAGTTAAAACATATATGCTTTTATATTATCAATAGTATCGTCGTCACGATACCATTCTTGAGTAAAAATAGGACCTTCAAATAGTACCCTATTTTTATTCTCTTTTTTCTTCTCTTTAACCTTCACATTATAGAGCTACTCTCTATAAATCATCACCTGCATCAACGCCATGACTCTATCAAAGTTTCCTGTATCATTATAGCTTATGAGCTCTTCTAATAGCGGCTCTGACAATATGTTGTGCAGGTTCTTTTTACCAGGAGCCTATTCTTCATTTAACCAGTCTTTAATCAAGCCTTCTCCCCATTGTTTGATCTATTTATTCATGTGGCAACCTTTTTTTCTTTGTACTTTGGAATTACCAACTACATCGGAAATAATATCGGGTTGGTCAGCCAGCAAATAGTCGCAATGCTTAGCAGTAAAATAAGGGAACAAGCCTTTGCGCTCATTCTCGTACATGATTCTGCCATTATAATATACGGCTAACTTGCGTAAATTTTCATAATACTCTTCAGCTGTAGATGGGCGGCCAGTATACTCAGCAACAATAATATCATAATAGTTTTCGAAACTCTAGAAACGTTTGTATACAAAAGTAGAACCTAGTGAATTAGTACCAGACTAGTCGTGGTCATATGGATCGACTCCTAATATGTATAAGCCCTACGGAGCGTCCTTTACAGGATGTTCCCATATAACAATAGAACCGGTTGGATCATCGTCCTTCTTTAAAGGATAATGAGTTATGTCTCCATGTTTTTTAATAACCCATTTTAAAGTGCCATCTTTTTCCCAAACTAAATCACCAACCTGTTTGTGATTACTTAGACTTTTATTAGTCCTTATTCTAGCTAGTTGTTCTTGTAGTTCTTTTTTAGGGAATATATTACCATTAAATTCAAGCATTGCTTCTGCTGGAGTTATTGGTCGTTCTGCAACATATCTATCAATAGCTGTAGAATTTGTAGCATTTTCTATTACTTTTTTTCTTTCATCTAATATGTACTATAGGGCTGGTTTATATAAAGTATTTCCATCTTCGTCCATATATAAACGATTACCGCTTTTATCTCTTAAATCCATATTAGTATATTGTGGGACAAAGAATCCACACTATTTACTAGTAGCAGTTTCATCCCATATATTATCGAATCCTATACAGTTATAGCCTTCTGGATTATAGAACATGTCCTTTAGTGTTGAGAATTTGCTATCTTCATCACCACCAGTACCCCATATAAGCATAGATGCAAATGCTACACCATCTACTTCAACAGAAGGTCTTGCAATTTGCCAAGCTGCAGATAGCTCGCTCATACTACCACCTTCTTCAAATAGTATTAAGTTTGCTTTCTTACCACGAATCGAACTAGGATTATCCTTTAAAGTAACTCCAATTATTTCTGATTTATATCCTAATTCTACTACATTACCATATTCGTCTTTACTAAAAAATCCAGCACGTTTGCGCATCTATGTGTTAACCGACCTCTTCTTACCCCATGCAGTATTCTTATCTATAAAGTCCATATAGTCCCATGCCTTAGTAAGAATACCATCTTCTGTTAAGTATTGCTTATTAGCAGCATATACAAATGATTTTGAGTTAGGTACTAAATAGTAATTACGACATAACATTGCACCACCTTTATAACTAAAACCTTTTCTACGTGATTTTAGTACACACATGTGTTTTCCTTGGTCTTCTGCATCATTAAATGCAGTAAAAAAGTAGTAATCATAATCCCAAAAGTCTGGAAATGTTACTTTATTCTTTCGTTTTACAGTATAACTACCATCGCTATTAAGTATTGTTTCATTTACAATTCTTGATATAGGACAAAAGTTTAAATAAAAATAGTTATACCCGCTGATGAAATCACCATCATCAGAAGTATAACCGTCGATACATCTACGTTTTTGCTCATCCCAATATTGGAAATATTCTGTTGTTCCAATCGGATATGAACAATAATGCCCTGTAGCTATAAACTACAAGGCTGGTTCTCTAAACTTATCGCTATTTTTTATCTATTTGTTGAAATCTACCATATTATTTCTTCTTAAGTTGCGGGAGTTGGATTCGAACCAACGACCTTTAGGTTATGAGCCTAACGAGCTACCAACTGCTCCATCCCACAGTACTACAGTTTATACAAGAACTCTGTCAAACTTGCCTACTTACGATTAGGTCCATCATGAGCTGTGTTAACTATGAGATTCCTTACATAGCTAGTGACTTAGGAAGTTACGTTGTATGCGCGCCATACTTCACTGTTTTTCAAACGATTTTTGCGCTTCTTCTTTCGATGGATAGTACTTACCAATCCAACTGTTTGTTTGTGTATCCGGGTTATAGAAGTCCACATATGACTGCTTGCACACATAACCCTATTTTTCTTGCAACTAGATACTATCAAGTCTACTCCGTAGTTCATATTTCATGCAAGCTGACTTAAAATCCAACGCCTCAATCACAGCGTGTAACTCGGGTTCGCATGGTGAATAACCATCTACAGAATAATACCCTGTCCATATTTCAAACTTTCTCATGATAATGTAGAGTAAGGAGGTTCGTAAGATAAAATGCCAACGCCTCAGCTATCTTGCGCATTACCCAAACCGTGAATTGACCTCCTTAATAAATAAGTTAAAGGTAAGTAGAGAGTCTTCTTATCATCTTTCAGAAGTTCGGATCTACTCACAGCCGCTGCAAACTTACCCTTATTGGTCCCCCCAGCCTCGACTCGAACGGGCAATACGGAGGTTAGAGCTCCGAGTGTTACCATTACACCATAGGGGAATATTAAGCGGGAGAGGAAAGATTCGAACTTTCAAACCCAAGAGTTTTGTTAGCGACGACTTTAGGGCGCTTCCGTCAATCTACTGCCGTATACCATTCCGCCACTCTCCCGTGCCAGGGAATATTTAATGTCTGTCCCTGTCAGACTTTTAAATATCAAAACCAAGAGAACAGTCTCCTATACCAAGGTTTTCTTTGACCAAGTTTATGTAAAACTGCATATGCTTCTTCCATCTGCTGCCATACTTCTTCTTGGGTTTTATTCATATCAATTACAATATTTACTTGCTTTTTCATTTTATTCAAAAATTATATTATAATAAACGTATTGTTTAATTTTGGTTGTCTTTAACTGTATTATCCTGCCAACTCATAAGGATTAACCTTGGCATCCCCCTTTACTTTACCCATAGTTAATTCCTCAGCTTGAACCATAGATTTTAATGCTTCTATACTCTTAATAGTATTAGCTGTAGAACCCATTCCAGCTAGTAGATCTTTGATCTTCTTCTCATCCAGACAATCATCTAATGACTCTTCATACCACTTAGTAACTGAGTCTAATTTGTTCATTTGAGCATCTAGCATCTTTAGTATTCTAGTATTTTGCCAATCTATGTACTCTTGTTCAGCTACCTTTTCTTCCTCAGTAAGTTCATAGTTTGGATCTTCGAATACCTGTTCTTTGAGTCTTATTTCCCTAGTATGAGCATTCATACTCTTCTTATATGGGCTACTCCACTTGTGCATAAGTACTATATAGGTAATAACAAGCTCTTGATGAACTTTGTCTTCTGAAGTATCATGTTCGTATAGTCTTTTGAATGCTGGTACAAAGTATAGATCAGGATGAATTACTACTTTACCGCCTACTATATCAACAAGATTCATTTTTCTCTTCCTTGTATTCTATGTGATACTTCATCTTTTCTATAGCTTTATTCAGATCATAAGCAGCAACTTTATCTGTAATGACCATTACTTCAGTCATTTCCTTATGCTCCTTATTAGAGTAATAACGTAATGGGATGATAATATCACCAGCATTAACATCAATTATCTGAGTCTATGTAATTACTTGTCCATTCTTCTGTGGAGAGTACATTTCATTACTATATGCATATGTTGGGCTACAATATCCTATGCTGTTAGTGTCAGTATCGTATACTACGATACGACTACCTTTAATTAAAATCTTTTCCATTACGCGGCTCCTACAGGTTCACAATCACAACAACAGTTCTCATTCGTTGCTACTTCTCTCGCTTTTCTATCAGCTTCCAATCTCTCAATTCTTCTACGATAATAGTCCTTCAATTCTGGATTATCTATTACTATATACTCCTTGTCATCATAGCTACTAGTGGTACTATACAGCCTAAGTACCATATCATACTGTTTCACTTCAATAGATTTCTTATTACCGTCTTTATCAGTTATTTCCAATATACCATCTTCTGGTATAATATAACGATAGTCAATATCACTAAAGTAACTGACAGGTTCGAATTCTTCTTTCTCAAAATCCACTTTGTAGATATTAGCATTCTTTACTTTTGCACAATATTTTACCATAATCAATCAATTCTATAACCTAAATATTTTTCTTTATTCAATCTCTGTATTATCGCTAACGCTCTCCTCAGCGATACATTCGGATTCGTGTAGTTTTTCAGGGTCTGATACTTCTGCACTATCTGTTGAAAGTTCTGTAATTCCTGTTCCAAGCTCTCTGGCGTTATATTTTTCTTCATATCTCTTAGTTAAACGCTTACACATTAGATCTATTTGTTCCACTCTATCTACAGTATCAATTTCTCCTTTGCCTTCTTGCACCATTAGGGTAGTAAGTTCATCGATAGTATCATTAGTGAAGTCTTCATAAGTAATAATACCATTTTCGATAACTTTATCTACGGCTTTATATAAAGCCTTCATACCTTTAGTAAAGTTAACTTGGTCAACATTACTCTTCTCGATGTTCCACATCGCCTTACTCTCTTCTATTGTCATTTTGTTTTGCTTTAATTATACTCTTACTAACACAACCAGCTATCCATCCTACTAAGTAAGCATAACCTTCGTTACCATCCTTGAAATCTTCTGTATACATTCCTAGTTCTTGATATATATAGTCTGCAGCATGTACTGCCTCGTGTGATATATCAGACTGTTGCATCTCATCTAAATCAGGTACTTGAATTAATACACCATATTTGCCATCTTCCTTGTTTATTACAGAACGAGTCACCATTGCATAGTTACTACCGTGGAAGTCTACTTTAGCCTCCTCATCAGTAAATTCAACTTTACCATCTGTACTTAATACCTTGAAATGCTCCTGTAAGTCTTCAACTTCTACCGCTACGTATAGTCTTCTAGGGTATATCTGAGGATCATACATGTCTATTTTTGGCGTCTTCTTCATATCTCTTCTTTATCTTGATCTTCCCTAAGTAAGCAAACATTACCGGTTTAGGATCTAAATCTGTTATGATCTGATTAGTAAATTTAAACGGGCTATTACATATCACTTCAATAACTTGATATGGAATGTTATACTTGTTACTTAATTTAGTATATATACTCGTCTAATTTCTCATTCCATTCTACTTTCTTATAATATTTACATGTAGCTAATGTAATAGACCCTAATAACGTGTTAGGTCTTACTATATTTATTAGTGATGCTACATCTACCCAATCGCTACTATATAAAGTGTCCTTAGCAAGGATACTTATCTTAGATTGTTCTTGTTTATTATACTTACGTATAGGTTCATATATTTCTATATCCCTCATATCATCTGAAGTAAGCAACTCTGTTCGACTAGGTACTATAGTAAACATGTTAAACGGTAGCTGTTTACCTCTAATCTTACTCCATAGTTTCTTGATATACGGATACTTCTTCCATGCTATTATTGTTCCTGCCTCAAGCAGGAATGATCTCATTTTCATCTTTATTTAATCTTAATATGATTGTAATTTGTACTCTATCACCGATTATCTCAGGTATTAATACTTTATTTACTTTTACCTCGTCTTCTATTTCACCTTTTACTAGTATACCCTAACTCTTGAATTTAGCTATGTATCTACTCAGATTATCAGGAGTGATACCTAAAGTACGCTTAATGTACTTCCTATTTTCAGCACTTATTACATTCTTACTAATATTAGGGAGTTTAGGAGTATTAATGTCTAAGTCTATAAACGTAGCTAATAATTCTAACTCCCTATTAGTAAGGTCTAATATACCATTAAGGCTTTTTAAGAATTCTTTATACAAATCGGTTTTAGATACTTTCTTAACCAATTTATTCATTCGTCAATTCCTCTTTAATCTTATTTAATACCTTAGTAAGGTTAAAATAAACTGTTTCAGCTTCTACTTTAACACACGGTTGAACTTTACCTTCTTTATACTTCTGTGTTACTTCTTTGTAATCATCTTCGTATTGTTTAAGTAAAGAATCAATGAATTCAACAGTAGTGTTGATCTTATCATTTTCAGGTTCAGCATTAGCTACCAGCAAACCTTCCAAACGCAGATCTTCAACAGTACGTTCATCAATCATTGCGGATCTAAAACTATTACCATCCTCTACATCCATAGTAAAGGCATCAATATCTTCATTCCAAGTAAGTACATCGTTTGCTTTGAAAAAGCCGAAATCTTTCTTAAATGTATATTCCATATTATTTCTTATTTTTATCACTGAGTCCCCATACGGCAAGCCATATCATGGAAAAGCAGAGACCCATTACTTTTCCATATGCCTATAAAACGTTAGTTGTGAATAATTGTTAATAGCTTTTAACATTTGTTAACAATTAATTAATATATAAAAAGAAAGCCCAACCTAAGTCGAGCCTTCTAGTAATGTTGCAAACGAACTAATTTTTTATCTTTATGAAAACTTAATTTATATTACTTAACGGCAATAATGTCATAAGGTTTCACTAATTGGGTATCTTTTACCAGATCAAAATACATTGCAAATTTTTTATTATAAGCAACTGTATCACCAACCTTAAATTTAACATCTGTTAAGTGTGAAGGGATCTGTAGTACAATACCTGTAGCCCAATCAGATTCTACTTCCTTAGTCTCAGTCTTAGTATCATACTCGTTAAATCCATTCTCATCTACTTTACCATTAGGTACTTGTTCTGTAAATTCTTTAGTAACCATGGTAGGGGGAAGAGGTTTAATTAAAACATCTTTCAACATACCCCATCCTATTCCATTGACTACTGTTTCTAGTACTTTATCTTCCATATTCTTTTTACTTAGTTTCTAACTATAACGTATTATTTCTTATTTGGTTCTGCTTCTACTATAATATTTCCTCCGTTTGAAGTACAATATGTTACAGCTCTCTGTGGGCATTGTTTACCCATAAAGCAACAACCATCACAAGTACCTAGAGGAGAACTCTCTATATGGTATCTTTTACCTTGAATTTCTACTACTTCTCTATTCTTGATTATATCTGCTAATTCTGGATCGTATAGTGTCATACCTAATTGCGTATTAATGTTAAATAAGTAATTTCTAGCTTCTTCTACTTGTTTTCTAGTTACTTTTGTATTCATTCTGTTGTTTTACCTTTTCCGTGTTTGTCTAACCAAAGTAAAGCTATGGCATTCCATGCTACTTGTGCTAGATGTTGACAACCGGTATCTTCATCTATTTTAGTACCTTTTTCATATTCTACCAGGTGTCTAAGTAAAGCAGCTTTGTAACGTTGGTAACCATTATCTAAATTCTGCCAACTATTATCAGAGTATTTCTTAGCACCTTCAGTATATACTTTAACTATATCTTCTATCTCTTCTAACGGTAGTAGATCCCATCTTAATTTACCGTCCTTAAAGTCATTCTTTAATCCTTCTGTCATAGTATGTATTATCTAAAGTAAGGGTATTATATCTGTTAAAATAAGTATTATATTACTACTTACTTAAGAGTATACTATACTTAGTCTATCTGCATATACCCCCTTACCCCCATAATAACGCTCATATACTAGGTTTGGTTCCCTTTTCTTTAACATTTATTAACAACATTTAGGGCTATTTAACTACAGAAATTTAACACTATTTAACAAAAAAATATATAAAATTTTTTGGTGATAAAAAATTTGGGGAGAGGTTATGCGTGTGATAACCTGCACCCAAATCACTCCCCGATATATGGATACGGAGGAGATACCCCCACACGTGCCACGTTGGTACGGCTGTGTTTCCGGTATCTAAAATATCAAAAATGAAGTGTCAAATTACATCAATGACAGAGTACGAAATTAAAGACGGTTTTAACGACGTTGAATACTGTTTTTTAATAACTGCAAATCCTATTGATACGGAAAGTAATGCAATGAGTGAAGAGGATTTAAACAAACTAATTCTTGAGGGAGGAGACATTAGCGAAATAGCTAATAAATCTAATATATCGCCCTTTAGAACTATTTTGTTCCCAAACACTTCGCAAATTTGCGACGTTTTTCTGTCTTTATTGGATAAAAATGAAGAACGGGAAAAGAAAGGCAAAAAACCTATCTTTCCAACAATTAATCTTAACAGATTTGAGCAAGAAACACCCGAACCGTACTTTAGACGGTACACAAAAGACGGGGACGGAGTAAAGGAGGGCGACTGGATAATAGCGCAAGCAGGTGACGAAACACTTCCTAATGACCCTATGAAACGCAAAGTATTTCGCTCTATTTGGGTAACGTCTATTTGTAAAACAGATGCAAACGGGGTGGACACGCCTACGGAAAATGTAGTACGCAAAGCCGCTAGAGCTTATACAAACGGGCTAGAAACTCAAGCAGGTAGCGGTAAAATGATTGTACCGTGTGCAATGCAATTAAAGCTAGAGGCAAAGAAATCAGTTGCAAATGTGCCTAAAGAAAATGACCAAACTGGCGGAGATGAATTGCTAACTAATGAGTTCGAAGGAGAACAAACACAACCACGCCATAGACGTCGTTAAGGATATGAGGGAGAAATCCCTCATTCCGACCTTAACATTGGAAGCAATAGATTAAGATAGTCGAATTTCAATAATTATATGTCTAACCAAATAGTTGTAAGCGTATATACTTTAAACTTACAAGTTATGCATCTATAATTTAAAAACACCACACGTCTGTGAAAATCAGTGTAAGTTGTGGCGTGGGATTGAGCAAGCCCACCGAAGTGAAGAACGCTCAATATTATAGTCCTAAGCAAGACTTTAAAAGGCTTAATTTGCATTTCATTTGAAACTCCATACTGGCAGGCTAGTCCGCGCCCTAAAAGGACATCGTGGCAATATTATGTATGCGCAGATAAATACATAATTACGAGCCGAACCGAGCTCACGTCATGTACTATCTGCGTAGTTGCTTAATAAAGCATGATAAGTAATAATATTAATCAATAATTTATTATAAGATGAATAGAATTATACTCTATGTTGGCATGGTTTATAACTTTTTCTGTGCCGGGATTACTGCAAATTTAATTGCAGATAGTCACAAACTCGGAACTTTCGGTAAATATTTACTGATCTTCTCGTTAATGATATCCATCTGGTATATCATACTAATATTAATGAAAAATGCAGACAAATGTAATTAGCAGTTTAGAAAGACTGCTAACTTTAATGCAACCTTGAACGGCCGTGACAAGTCGGTTTAATGCAGAGTCAAAGTAGTTAATTATTATTTATCCTTAATTTATATGCACAGTAAATTGTTGATATCTAATAGTTAATAATCCACGTGGTAGAGACATAGTTAGGTTCGCTATGTGTGCAACTCTTAAAGTAACTAATCCTAAGCAAGTAATGGAGAAATAGGTATTAACATTAATACATGAGAATAATCTCATAATGTGCTTGACAGTCTGATACTAACTGAACAATAAGTATTATTTAAAGTAAGAGAAAACGAGATCTCCAAGATAGCTCTTAGCATAGCTTATAATAACTTTTTCAAATGAGATATCTAATATATCTTATATCTAGTTATTATATTAATGCGCTTACTTTATTTTATTTGATTACTAACTAAAAATTATATAGGGATGTCACGTATTCCAGCTACTACATGTAAAATCCGTGCTAATAAGGTATTGTAGTAGTATTCTCTATCAATAAATACAACCTCATCGTGGTGATAGAGTCTAGTAACATGTTAAAAAACAAACCTTCCTAGTTTGCATGTGAAGCTAATGTATTTAAATTATTTAAGAGTATTAATCAATAATCAAAGTATATATGAAGAAAAAAAACAATTTAAGACATCGTATAGTAATTAACATGCCTTATCCTCTATTAGAAACATTAATTAGGAATAGAGCATTATCCCTTTATATTTCTAATCTAATATCTGATAGAAAAATTAACACACGCTACGAAAACAACATAACTGAGTTCTTTAGTATTAAACCAATAAGTAGAATACTAATATGTTCATTTTCTTGGAATAATACTAAAGAAGGTTACGTATTTTGGGCCGATATCTATAATGAACTCTGTGATAAATGTGGTTCGCAATAATAACTATTGCAGCTACCATTGTAGTAGTGATAGCTGTAGTGTATGAATGTATTATGTTATGGAAAGAAATAAATAAATAATATGGTAGTACGCGTAAAAAGTCACTTTGATATTCTTAACAGAATAAGTAAAT